CCGTTGGTTCGGGTAGTAGAAGATGGAGCAGCGCGGTGGCTGCGTCCATCATTCGGAGTCCGAACAGTCTTGGCTTTTGAGCGCGGAGGCCGACGGTCTTTAGCCTGTCTGCCGCGTTTTCGAGTGCAGTCTCTTGGTTCGACATCAGCGTGACGATTGCTTCCATCGAGTCGAGAATTTGCTTGTTGTAGGCTAGAAGGGCCTGCTTCTGGTTGTCGTTCATCTTGATTGGTCGTATTTTGATGTAGGTCCGTACCAACTAAGTCCCCATCAACCACGGCCAGTTGTTTATGGTCGTAGGTTGTGTCAAAAATGACGGGGAATTGGTCAAGACCTGTTACGGCCTTGATGGCACGATCCTTCTCCAGAAGCTCCTCAACAGTGATGTTGAGGACCCTAGCCATAGCCTCGGTGATTGCTGTTCTATCCCTTTGAGGCCAAGCATTACTGCATTTGTACTGCTCTTCGCCAGTACCGTTCTTAAATTTGAGTCGGGTGATGTTGAGGACTCTATTAGCCCATGTTCCGATTATCGGGGTGTTCGCGTCGGTCGTGTGGTACCCATGCGCTTTGTTGGCGGCAGCCTGGGCTGGTGTTACTAACTTGTTCGCTGAAGCATGAAGTTTACCAATGGTTCTCATGGGGTCAGCAAACGAGTCGTAAGTGGTGGTGGGGTCGACGAAATACCTCCCGAGGAACAGGACTGGTTCCCCTCTCGATCTCAAATTGGATTTGTAGAGCATGCCTAGGTCTTTGGCTACCTGCTCCACAAACGCCCTGAATACTCCGCGGTGATTCGCGTTAAGACTGTCGTCGCCAAAGATGGCTCCGATGCGGTCCCACGCCTCTTCTTCCGAGTATCCCATGTTCCTTAGTGCGCTATAGACGTTAAACGCATTATCCATAGTGCCAGCTTGGGTGGTGATTGAGCTGCCACTACGGACCGTCATCCGGGGTTTATATGCCACGCCGTTGGAGGTGGTGGCCTTGTTTTTGTAGATCTCCTTATACAACCTGCGGAATTCAGC